ATCTTTATTTTGCAATAACCCATATAATTCGATACTTTTGTTGAAATTATACAGATATAAGTATTTATAATCACTTTCATCTGTCATATCTCTTCCTTTTATACTTACTATTCTACCATTTGTATGAGAGCGAATAGGTATAGTATAACGTTTACTCCATAAATCAATGCCAATTTCAAAGTAATCTTGTACCCAACATGGAATATAATCATTTTCAAATACCTCATTCGGAACTTGAATATAATCATTTAAAACACTATCATCTAACCATTCATTAGGAGTAACTTCATTTAAATCAACAATACCTGTTTTCCGTTTTTTAATTTCATCTAAAAAATCTAAAGGATTTGTCTTTTGTTTTTTTTCAAATGTTTTTCCTTTGAATAGGTGTCCGATATTAAGAGTTGAAAAAATCCAATCTTTTGATTTGTGTAGATTGGATTGCCATTCATTCTCATTATCTAATTTAAACTCAATATAACCAATCAAACCAAATATATCCATGTTCAATCCTTTTGTACGAATTGCACATGATAGTGTTGGTTGATTTTTTACTTGTACTGCTCTTTTATTCCATTCAGAAATATAATCATGTTGACATTCCCAACGACCATTGATTAATTTAATATGTTCGCAACCAAGACTTTCAAGAATGTCAAAAACTAGGTCATTTTCATATATATATTCTTTAATATCTGCTAATTCTGTTGACACTAGTTTTCAACTCCTTTTTAAAATTTACTAGACATCGGAACAATGCAATATCCCACTTCTTTGAATGAGGCAAATCTGAAATTCGCTTCCATAATAATAACAGGACAATCAGTACTACTTGAATTACTACCAAACCTGTTTTTAGGAATGAAGAATAACATATAGTTCTTACCCTGTTTAAGAGTAAATTCTTCTTTCTCTGTTTTAGATACCCACTTCCAACACTTCAATTCATTCTTTCCACCTTCCAATTCATCATGGAATACATTACGAAAAGCAATGAAAACACTCGCTTCATTCTTAGAGGCACGACCTTCTGCAATTGTACTAAAGTCTAAGAATCTAGCACCAATTGAAGCATCACTTAATTGAAGTGATAATACAGTTCTAAGATTTAATCCACCTGCATCTTTCCTAGTTAATTTGTAAATAGCTTTTGTCATTTCAGTAAAAGCTATCCATCTATCACTAGTCACTCCATCTTCAACTTTATGAGTATCAACTAGCAAATTATCATATCCTTGTAAGTGATATGTTTTAACAAGATTCTCTAAATCTTTATAATTATAACTCTCCAAGAAAGCAATTTTGATTAATGAATTATCCCCTTCGGTCAATTCATGTATTCTATTCCATGCTTTTCTTAGAATGTCTAATTCATCATCTGTAAAGTCACCTGTTAAGAATTTACTACGGTCAAAAGTCCATTCATTTAACTCATGGAAAATAACTACTGCTAGAAGTTTATTTCTAAATGCACCTGCATTTTCCTCATTTACAATAGCTAATAATGGCTCTTGATGTACAATACAACTAAAGATAAATTTTTCAGTTAAGAATGTTGATTTACCATTATTACCATATGAACCAACCATTGTAACATGCCCTCTTGCAGTACCACCACCAATTGCACGATTCATATATTTTGAATGAGTAAAAGGTAACATATCCTCAACCGCTTGCTTCAATTCTTCAATATGTTCATCTGCACTTGTAATAAGGTTTTGAACATCATATTTACCACCCATTGACAAACTAATTTGATTTACTTGATATTGCCAATAAGCAACAATTTCATCCTTATTCATTTTCGAATAGTCATAGTTACCATTCTTTTTGAATATTTTATCTACACCAAATAAATTCACTAGCTTTTTAATTGTACTATTACGCTTGATATCTTCATAGTAAACTTCTGTATTGCTCTCACTATCTTCTACTAACGCTTTAACTTGTTCGATTGTCTGATATCCACCATATTCATCAAATTTATCAATCCAACTTAATTCAGTTAAACTTTTTTGAATTGCGATATCATCAATTGTTTTATATTTTTGTCCTAAGATATATTTACCTAAATTGAAAAAGAATCGCCATTCCTTATGTAAAAAATCATCTTCTTCAACTTTATCATGATATTCAACAAAGTTTGCCATATCTTTATAAAGATAACCAACAAACATTGCTTCTGAAATCTTAGCACTATTCTTTATCTTTTCAATTTCTTCCATTACCACTCACCAACCTTACAGAAACTTTGTGATGTCCGTTCGCTTTCTATTGCTAGATTTTTTAGGAGTAATATCATTTTGCTTTGCCATATTCTCCTGTTGAATTTCAATAACTTTTTGTTGTCGTTCATGTTCTATTAACTTGTCACGTACAAGACTTAAATTATTACAAACAATAGCTAGTCCATATTTTAGTTCACTCATAGTATCATTGAATGTCTTTGTTTTCTTTGCCCAATCAATACTTTCTTCAACATGTTTGTATGTCTCTGCTATGACTTTATATGAATAGCCTTTTTTCTGTTTACGCTTAATTTTTCCGAATAAAATTGAGCCATTGCGAATATCTTGTAAATGTGGGAAGAATTGTTTAGGAATCACTTCAATACCATGAACCTTTAAAATAACATCTGTTAAATAATCCAACTCTTCTCTTTCGATTCTTTTAAACTCTCGTTCTTTTAAATAAGAATCATAACAATCATCTTTACAATAACGCAAGTTACGTTTTTTTTGTGTAGTTGGAGATACAATTGTTACAACTTCCATTAAATCTTCTTCTTTTTTGTGTCCACAAACTTGACATTTAAAACTTTTCATAATATCACCCTCTCACAAGTATAATAAATAATGAAACAATTTGCAATAAAAATTATGCCATTTGCATAGATTCTTTTGCTTTGTTATTTATCTTTAATCGCATTAAACGAATATTTTCTCCACTACAACCGATTTCTTTTCCAATTTCTCTTAATGTGTATCCTTCTGCGGTCATTTTAATAACTTTTTGTTCATCATCTGTCAAATGACTCATGAATTCATGGATATCTGCCATCTCAAATTCATTATCATGAAATGGAATTGTATCGGAAATTTTATCCCCATTTTCCATTTGATAATCAAGAAACAAAATACCTTCTAGAGCCAACTCATAGGCATCTTCATACATCTTTTCTGACAATTTAAATCTATTCATGATTTCAGATTTAATGATTCCGCTTTCACCTTCTGTTTTTAAAGTTTTTTCGATGAAGCGTACTGATTTAATAATATCAGATGAAACACTAAATCCTTTATGAGTTTTATTTAAATATCGTTGAATTTCACCACGAATTGTTATAATTGCATAATTGCCAAAGCTACTCTTTGAACTGTCATATTTTTGAATAGCTTTCCATAATCCAACGCAACCCATTTGAAATAAATCATCATATGAATTTGTATCCATAAGTGGTTCTCTCACTTTTTCTTCTCTAAAACTAGGATAATAGCGTTTAAGAGTATGGTGTACTAGATTGATATTTTCTTCAAAAAATTGTTCTTGATTCATCATTTTCTCTCCCTTGTATTTTTTTGTATATCGCTCTATCTATCATTAATTATATCATTTGTATATGAATTTGTCAATAGATTTGTAAAAATATTTTGATAGATTGTTAATATTTAAGAAAGAGCCAACATACTATATATGTTGGCTACAATTTTAATCCTCATCATCTTCCCAAAATTCATCATCTTCATCATAAATTTCTGTGACGACACCTTTATCCACAAGATAATCAAATACGATTTCTGCTATTGTTTCTGCATTTTTTTGAGTAACCGCAAAACCATGTAATACTAATTTGTTATAAACATATTCTTCAATTTCTTCTGTATTAAATTCAATATGTCTCATGTGCAATTACTCCATTTCATTCATAAATTTCCATTTTTTAAGAAATTCCATATTAGCAATGATTTCATCTACAATTTCATCTGTTGATTTATTTGTTGTATCAATCGACATAATATTCAATTCTGAAACCGATTCGGTAATTGCTTTTTGATATAAATCGGAAATGATTTGTAATTGATTTTCTTTTACATAATCTTCTCCACGAACTTTCAATCTCTTTTTAGTTTCTTCTTCTGAACAATAAAGAAATACCATGAATCCATTCTTAGCCATTTCTTTTTGAAGAAACTCAAATTCAATTTTGTCTAATTTTTCATAATCAGAAAATACAGTTGCGTAAATCCAATTGCTAAATATGAATCTATCACATATTAAGTTCTTTCTCATAGTTAAGGTGTAGAAATATGGTAAAAAGATATTTTTCCCTTGAGATGTAATTTCAAAGCTACTGCCCTTCATTACTGTATAATTACCTAATCGTTTCTTTAATGCTTGAATGGTAGTTGTTTTACCACTACCATCTAATCCTTCAACGTAAATATTCATTATTACCATCCTTTACGGATTATTTTAACTTGTCCATGTTGACGACCATACTTAAATGCCTGTTTTACAGTTGGTACTAGAAAATCAATTAAATATGGATTCTTTTTCATTGCACCACCATTATCCAACACAATACAATGATGGATTTCACCATTAAACTTAATATCTACTAAACTGCCAATAGGAATGATTTTGTTATTGGTTGCAATAATTCTAAGTCCTTTATATGTATAATTACTAGGACTAACCCTATATCCTGTTGCGGTTTTTACAGGAATATTAGGATTCCCACTTCCCTCTTGCCAACGTGGTGTATAAAAGGTTATTTGAAATGGTTTCCAATTATTAGTCTCTACTTGCTTACTCCTAAGATACACCTTCTGTTGTAGTAGTTCTTTTTCAAGTTTTCGATTCTCATTTTCTAAAGCCTTGACTTGACCTTTCAATCGAATACTTTCATTTGAAAGAACACCATTTTTGTTCTTTAAAACCTCATTGGCTTCTTTCAAACTATCATTTTCATTGACCTGTTGTTCTAATGTCACGCTTAGATTACGATTTTCTCTTTGTAAATCTAAATTAGAGTCAATGAAGATAGCATTAGATACAACTAGTCCTGTCAGAACCAACGGTGTCAATAGTTTTTTCATCATGCTTCTTCACCTTTCTTTTATAAGACTTTTGGAGTTGGTTTCTCTCCAACTCCAAAATCACTTGTAATATTTTCTTGTTTCTGTTATCACAGTTTTTAAAAAACACTTGGAATTTTTTTCAAGTTCTGTTATATCATTATTTATTGTATTTGTAAATCAATTTTGAATTTAAATTTGTTTTACTGCTTCTAGGAATTTAACTAGTAATGATGTATCTGTAACTTCATCAAAATTCATCGTACCAAGTGTAGATTCTGCTAATTTTTTAGCTTCTAATTTTTGAGTTTTCTTCATTGCACTAATCACTTCTGTAATTTCTGCAATTACATCTGTTTTAGGAACTGAATTGCGTTCTAAAAATTTATCTGCCTTATCTTCTCTAGCCTGTAATTCTTCTTCACGCATTTCATCAATATTAATCTCTTCATCAAAATTCCCTTGAACTGCTTCTTCAAATGTTTCTAGGAATAAATCAATGTCAAAATCAATTCGATTAGGCATATGCTTGAATCGTGTACCACATAAATGTCCATTTGCACTACGGAAAACTAATTCACGCTTAGATGAAACAACACCTTCATTATGAGTAGTAGTAATATCCCCATAAATAATAAAATCTGCTTCTCTTGTGATAACATCCATTACTTTTCCTAAAGCATTTAATGTAGCAAATTCATATGATGTACCATCTTGCAATTCTACTTTTTTCATTTTAGAGTGAGCAATTACTAATACACCATATCCTGCTTGACGTAATCGTGTAATTTGTTCATCAACCAATCCTTCAACAAGGTTATAACCAATACCATAAGCTAATTCACCGATTGTTGAAATTTGCTTACCTTTTCGTTTTTGTTGACGAATAACTTCTTTTTCTGCTAAATCTTCGAGAGCCGATAAAGTATCAATTACAATCATTTTAAAAGGAACATCTTTTTTGTTTTCGATTAATTCATCAACAACTTCAACAAATCCTCTTGTATCTAAATCTTCGTCACCATCTTTAAAATCATTTACTTTAACTGCATAAACACCATTTAAAGCATTAAATCCACTTTCAGTAGCAATTAAAAGCATTTTACTTAAATCGCCTTTATAATGCTTTTTAGCTAACTCATAAGCAAATGTTGATTTACCAAATTTTGAAGGTGCATGAAGTACCATAAAATAGCTTTCTAGAGCAACTTTAGGTACATTAGGTTCAATCTTATTTAAAAAACTCATTCTATTCTCTCCTTATTATATAAGATTTTGGGTAGTGTGTCAACACCACCCAAAGTTATCTGCAATATTTTTTACGTTCTGTTATAGTATAATAGTATTCTACTATACTATTAATCCCATAGACCATCTGTGCTATCTTCTTTAATATCTCCATCACCATTAGTAAATGGATTGTTTTCTGATTTTGTTTTATCTTCTACAAGAGATTGGACAATAAAATCATCTTCTGTGAATTTTTTATCTACAAATGAACTTACTTCAACACCTGTAATTAATAAACGGTTAATATATGTTTTTCCTTTATAACCTTTTAATGATTGTGGTTTTTCAAATTCAAAACTCGCAAAAGGATTAGATTTTTCAATCTTTTTCTCTTCTTGTGGAATTTCTTTTAATTCAACTTTATTTTCGATTTTACCGAATACTTCTACAAAAGTACCAAACTTTAGCTTTTTAAATGCCATTGCTAATTGTGAACCTTCTTCTGTATTCCCATCAATAATTAATTTACCGTCTGCAAATCGGTTTTGATATCCAATTGTACGAACGAATAAATTCAATTCTTTTTTCTCTTTATCCAAATCACTATCAATCACAACAATTCCTTGTGAGAAGTCATTTACTTCAACAAAATCCTCTGCTTCAAAATCAACTGGATTTTTAGTACGTGAAATGTTTTTGATGATATATTTAGTTTGTTGAACAACTTCTCCACCCTCTTTTTCATATGAAGAAAATTCAATTTCACCATTCACCGTAACACTATCACCGTTTTCTAAATTGTCAAAAATTTCTTCAACTGCATCGAAAGGGGCTAAATTATGAGCATTAAACTTTCCTTCTGAATCAAGTGTTAAACCAACACGAACAACTTGTCCTAACAGTGTTTCACCTTCTTTTAGTTTGTTACGCAAACTAAAGTCACGCTTTCCACCTTCTTTTTTATTGGCATTCCATACATATACATCATTTGTCTCCATTGCAAATAATTCAACTGGAACTTCATTTGTAGGAGATGTTTGAATTCCAAATTTTAATGAACGATATTCTTTCCCTTCACTTTTACCTTTTGCAATTGTTCCTGTTTTGTAAGCGTGGTCACTATCAATACGCTTTACAATTCCTCTTAATTTAAACTCGCCTTCTGTTTGTTCTAGGTATGTAATTTCTTGTTCTTTTGCCATTGTTAGACCTCTCCTTTAATTATTTATTATATTTATCAAAAGTTTTAAAGCGACATTTAATTTGTCGCTCAACTTGTGAAAACTTGCTAACATAACTCATGTTATTATTTTTTATTACATTTGTCAAGTAAATCTAAAAAGTTATTAAAATATTTAAAAATAACTTTTTCGTTTTTCTATGTAGGTCATAGAAATCTTCAATCGTCAATCCACTCTTGATTAAAAATGCGTGTAATTCTTGTAGGTGACTGTTATACAAATTTTCCCTTGTAAGTAGTTTTAAAGCCATTAATTGATTTGATGAAAACATTTTCATAAATGTGGACTTTTCAAGATACTGCTTGTCCAACTTGTATTTTCTCATTTCTGCAATTACCTTATAAGGTTGTTTTGTCTTTAGTTTCTCAAAAATTAGCAACCTATCATTCTCATCATCAATTAATAATTCTAATTGTTGTGACAATTTAATAGTAGAAGCTACATTTTTCATAAAATTTCCCCTCTCATGCTTATATTCCCTTACTCTATTTTAATATGTTTTTAGACAATTGTAAATAGTCAATATTACAATTATGACAAATTTATTTCGTCAATTTCTGCTATGTAAAGATGAATTAAGTGAGTAACGATTATCGCTACTCACTTGTGGTAGTTTTATTTAATTCATCGGACTCAACCTCTTTTACTTCAAATAATTCTTCAACTGGAACTTCTAATAAATCTGCAATGGCATATGCATATATGAGTTTCCATTGATTCTTATTTTTAATTGTATTCATAAATCCTCTATATTTTAAATCTAATTCATATTTAACATTAATTCTTTCATATAATTCTTTAAATGTCCATTTTTTATTTTGTAAAGCATTTTTTACCTTTGCCTCATTTAATATCATTTCTTTCCCATGATGTGCCGACCAACCCATAATTAAATCTCCTTCCTGTTATACAGTTCATTTATATTTTTATCATTTAAATACTCTCTAATTGCATAATAATTATTTAAGCCAAATCTTTTCATTACTCTGTTATACACATCTTTATCCATTTTAGTTTTATTATTTTCAATCATTATTTTATTTGCATACCATAATTGACCACTCTTATAAATAGATGTTGATGTAAATCCATCAATTTCTAGAACTTCGCTAATCATTTTTATTCTTCTAAAAACAACACTCTTATCAACTTGTTTATCATTTACATCTGTTTTAGTAATTGTATTTCTAATAATATAATCATTCATAACCATATTTAATTTAAAGTCTACATTTTCAATTAAATCAGTACCATTTTTCTTATAATACTCTTTTTGTTTAAATGCTTCTCCTGTTAACTGCATTAATTTATCAGTAACTTTTTTACCTTTAATTTCATTATTTAAAACATCAATATCATGTTTAGTCAATGATGTTATCTCACTAAATTCTTTTCCATTAAATCCTTCGAATAATAATCTGATAATTACAGAATCTTGTGGATTGACCAAGCTTCCAATTATATCATCAATATCCTCTTCTGAAAAGAAACTTGTTTGTTTTCCTAATTTTCTCAATTCTTTTTGTGATATATCATTCAAAGGATTATCAATATTGATAATATGATTTGCAATACAATAGTTGAAATAACTGCTTAAAATTCGACCACTAACTTCTGCATTATATGATGTTGTATTTAATTCTTTAATAAAATCCATTAATTCATTGACTGTAAAATCTAATACATCTTTCCCTACTTTTTGTTCAAATTCAAATAAATCAGACTCAAACAATCTACTGTAATATGTTTTTGTCAATTCATTGTCAAATTGTTTGATAAACATTTGTTTATTTGAATCAATAATGCCTCTTTCTTTTTGAATATTACTCATATAAATCTTCTCCTTTTTCTCACCTCTCATTTAGAGTATAGCATGTCAACTTGTCTATTGTCAATGGTAACTAACTATACTCTATATTATATTATATGCCACTTATACTAATTTTATACCTATTAATTTAAATTTTTATAAATTTGTTTAAATATTTCTTTGCTAACTAAAATTTCATGTCCACTTTGTTTTAATGAAATACAATCACCAAAATCATCAACTGTTATATCACCATATTCATCAAAATAAATATCATCATAAGCTAATTCATTGTATTTTGAGTTATGGAAAGTTGTAGGGTAATAATTATATCCTCTACTCCATTGCTCAACCCATTTATTTTCTAATGGCACTTGACCAAATGTATGAGCAAAATCATTAATAAGTGTAAGCATTTGAGCAATTAATACCAATGTATTTACCATATCTTCATAAATCAAATGTTCATTTTCTGTATGTTCATTTCTGTATCCTACACTCAAATTAACACTATTTACACCCATTTCACTATAAGCTAAAGCGTCACTAATTCCACCTTCAACACACTTATAATTTAAATTTAACATTGCGGAACAATCTTCAATAAATTGACCTACTTCATTCGAACAAAAGGCATTTCCGCAACCTGTTACAATATCAGTTCCATTTCTTCTATCTGCAATAATACATAAATTAGCTTGTTGAACCCATTGTTTGTCAACTGCACTTGCACCAATTACTCCAATTTCTTCTTCAACAGAAAAAGCAACAAGTATTTTTCCTTTGTATTTAATCTGTCCTTCTTTTAATTTCCTTAACAATGTTAAATGAATTGTTAAGCCAACTTTATCATCAAACCCTGCACAACTATCTTTTGCATACATTTTTCCATCTTCATCAATAATCTCTAAATTTTCTTTAACTGCTTTTACTGTATCCATATGAGAACTTAGTAAAACACATACATTATCTTCTCCATATGTTTTTTCTGCAAGTAAGTTTCCTGTTTCATCTACCCAATATTTATCAACTAACTTTTCGCTCTCAAAGATATTGATGATATGTTCTCTGACTTT